TCTCATACTACCAGAAAGAAAAGAAATTCTACACACGGGCAGAATGGCACAGGTTCGAGGACGGAGAACGCCGGGACGAAGCCGGGGAGAGTGTGTCTGTCAAAGTGTACAGAGTTTCCAATAAAGCGTTTGTTTCTGATAACCAGGACGAAATCGGCCGGCCGACAGACCTAAAAAATACAAAGTGGGCGGATATTGTGCCGGAGTTTACAGCGGAGAACCTTGAAAAACCTTTATTCGTGTACATAAAGAACCCATACAGCAACACCATAGACCCGGACAGCCCATTGGGGGTATCGTGCTTTTCGGAGTGCATAGAGGAACTGCGCTGGCTGGATATTGCAATGTCCACGCTGGGAGTTGAAACAGAGGATTCCGAGCCGAAAATGATAATCGGTCAATCTGCGATACAGTATGCAGAAGCAAACGGGATTGAACTTCCGAGAATGGTACTCAAGACCGGACTGGACGATATGACTGATAAGTCATTTGAGCAGTGGCAGCCAACTCTGCAAGTTGCAAGCCGGACGGACGGAATAAATTTCCTGCTTTCTATCATTTCTTACAAGACCGGGTTTGACCCTGGATATTTCGTCTTTAACGGTCAGACTATTTCCGTTGCTACTGCTACCCAGGTAGAAGCAACGGAGCGGCGTACAATTAACACCGTGGGAGATTACCGGGACATTCTATCATGCCCTGACAGCAACGGAGATGGGCGCATAGGGGCGATTCATGACATAGCCTATATAATGGACGCTATGTCTGTTATCAACGGGGAATCGGCTCCTAGTGAGTTTGGGAACTATGAAATATATGCGGACTTTGCAGACCTCACGAGAAATGCGGAGGAAGATAGGTCAAGGGCGTTGTTGCTGACAGATAAGGGCTTTTATCCTAAGTGGTATTATCTGGTGCATAATGAAGGGTTCACGGAAGAAGCGGCGCGGGATATTGTGGCAGAAGCAAAGAGCGAGAATGAGCCGAAAGATGGATTGTTTGGGGAGGAATAAGGAATGAGTGAATTCGATAATAACCCAAATGAGGTTTGCAGATATGCAAAAAATCCAGATATGGGCGTTTGTAAAAAATGTGCAGAAGAATATAAAATGCCACATCTTTGGTGTTGTTTAGAATGGTGCGGAGAACTTGAGTTTTGTAGTGGTTGCGTGAACGGAATTTATATGGAACAGAAAGCGTGATTTTATGAGGATTAGACAGCATATAGGGAATGTCGATATTGATATAACTGATGCAAGGTTGCAACGCAATCTGAAAGAAGCACAGAAGCTATTAAATATGCAGGTAGTAGCCGACTGCGACCCTCTGATACCATTCCAACAGGGAGCATTGCGGAATAGCGTGAACTATCCGCAGGGGATATACGGCGGCGAGATTGAGTATAACACACCTTATGCACACGCAGTTTACGAAGGATTCGTATTCACTCCCAATATACCGATTAAGGATAGCGCAGGAAATATTACTGGTTGGTTTTCACCGCCGGGAAAGAAAAAGCAAAAGACGGATAGAAAAATGCAATTCCATACTCCCGGAACGACAGACCACTTTTTCGAGGAAGCAAAGCGCATACATGGCTCTGAATGGGTACGGCTTGTTAAACAGACCGCCGGCAGAGGTTAAAATGGTACAACTGAATCTGCAATTTATATTAAAATTAAAGTGTGAGGATATCCCGACGGGGAGAAAGCGGTAATTCCTAACCGTTTCCTCACGCTTTAACTATTTAGGAGCATTGCAGAAAGGAAGTGCAATATGGAAAGAATTTTAGATGCTTGTTGCGGTTCAAGAATGTTTTGGTTTGATAAAGAAAATACGGACGTTGTATTTGCAGATAACAGAGAATTAGAAACAACCTTGTGTGATGGCCGGAAATTGGTTATCAAGCCGGATGTGAAAATGGACTTTAGAAATATGCCGTTTGACGATGAATCTTTCAAAATGGTTGTCTTTGACCCTCCGCATTTACTCCACGCTGGGGAAAATTCGTGGTTGGCCAAAAAGTATGGCGTTCTTCCTGCTGATTGGAAACCATACATAAGGGCAGGATTTAAGGAGTGCATGAGGGTGCTAAAAACAGATGGAGTATTGATTTTTAAGTGGAATGAGGAACAAATAAAGACTTCTGAAATATTGGCCAACATTGATTTTAAGCCGTTGTTTGGAGATAAGCGGTCAAAAACCCGTTGGCTTGTGTTTATGAAATGAATGGATAGATTTAGTCAAGAGGACAGCAGGAAAGGAGTAGGGGAATGACAAGAACATTTTGCGATATATGCGGAGCAGAAACAGGGAATTTGAAAAAGAGGACACTTTTGTTAGCTTATAGTGGTGGAAGAAGTAAAGACCTTGATGTTTGCGAAATGTGTTCTAGCAAATTGGATTCTGAAAAAAGAAAGGCAGAGGTTGACTTTTTAAGACAATCTGTTTGGTGGAAAGAAAACTGCAAGCACATGAGATTTGAAAGCGTTGGAACTGCCGAGCAAGGCGGTTTTTTGTGTCCGAATTGCGGTCATGTGAATAACGCATATACATTTAAAGGAAAATGCGATAGTTGCGGATATGAGGAAATAAAGTAATGCTCACACCAGACTACTTCACCAACAAAGAAGACCGTCTTCTTGAATTATACCGCCAATTAGAAGACTTTATCCTCAAAGACATCACCCGCCGCCTACTCTCCGCCGGGGAAATGACCGCAACCGCCGACCGCCTTATCTGGAAGTTAAAGCAGATGGGCGAGAGTCAAGCGGCGATTGAACAGAAATTGCAGACCTTAACGGGACTGACACAGAAAGAGTTGCGTTCACTCCTGCAAGACGCTGTTCTGACCTCATGGGAGGACGATAGAACGACTTTAGGGCAGTTAAGCATAGAATTATCCCATCCGCTTGAAAATGCCGCTGTAATCCGTGTTATGGACGCTGAATTTAAAAAGAGTTTGGAAGAACTGACAAACCTCACACGCACAACCATGAAGCAGTCGCAGATTGACCTTATCAATATGCTTGATGAAGCTGATCTGCGAGTGGCGGCAGGCGTACAAAGCTATTCTGCGGCGGTGTGTGATATTTTGGATAGATACGCCGGACGGGGAATCTATGTGGACTATCCGAGCGGCACAAGGCGCACATTGGAAGCGGCGGTTAGATTGTGCGTTGTCACATCAATGAATCAGACGGCGGCGCAAGTGACAAATCAATACATAGTTGAGGGTGGAATTGAATATGTCCTTGTATCGGCGCATTTAGGGGCAAGAGTGGCGCAAAAAGGACAGCCGCCAATAGCAGACCATTCATCGTGGCAGGGTAAAGCATATAAGATTACTGGAAGTGAACCAGGATATCCTAATATGCTTGAATCTACTGGATATAGGATAGACCCGAAAACAGGACAAGGAACTGTCACAAATCCGCTGTCGCTTCATGGATATAATTGCAGGCATTCACACAAGCCTTGGGATCCACACTTACGCAATCCCTATGTGGACGAAAAAGGCAATCTGAAAATAGACAGCGAGGAAAACAAAAAGCGGTATGAACTCCAACAGAAACAGCGTGCTATGGAGCGGAGCCTGCGGGCATGGAAAAGAAAGCTGATTGTCAAAGAGCAGGAAATCGCAGGCGTGGCAGAAACGGACGTTAAGGAGATATTGCAGAGGGATTATGACCGCATGGCCTACCAACTGACACAGAAAAACAAGGCATACAACGATTTCTGCAAACAGAACGATTTACAGCCGCAGTATGACCGCATAAAGGTGGCTGATTTTGACAGGGAGCAGACAAAGCAAGCGAATCAGGGCGCAAGGAGATATAAAAGTGAAAGTAAGGCTTGAAAAATGTCGCTATTGTGGGAATTATCCCCATATGCACACAGTAGGAGACGAGCATAAATATATGTGCTGTTGGGAAAATCCATACGGAAAAATGGGAAACTGGCATACCACCAAGAACGGGGCACGTAGGGCATGGAATAAGCGGAACGATGGAGAGTATGCTTAAAATGGTACAACCCCCGCCCGAATCTGTTGTAAAATTGTGGTAGGAGGTAGGGAAGATGAGCGAGGAAATTTGGAAAGATGTAAAAGGATATGAGGGATTGTATCAGGTCAGCAATCTTGGAAGGGTAAAGAGTTTTCGGGAAAGCTCAAAATTTGGTAATCCGAAAGAGTTTTATTTAAAGCCTACTATGATAAATTCTGGATATCATACTGTGACATTATACTTAAAGGACAGAACCAGAAGAAAGTTTCAAGTTCATAGGCTTGTTGCTGAAACCTTTATTCCTAATCCCGAAAACTTACCATGCGTAAATCATAAAGATGAAAACAAACTTAATAACATTGTTTCCAATCTTGAATGGTGTACATATCAGTATAATAACAATTACGGTACAGCAAAAAAGAGAGCTATTGATACAAAATCAAAGCCGATTTATCAGAAAACGTTAGATGGGGTTTTGATTGCAAAATACCGTTCTGCTTGCATTGCATCGGAATTATTAAAATATTCCAAAGCTATAATTTCTGAATGGTGCAGAACAGGAATGGGCGGCGGATATATATGGGGGTATGATAATGAGCGTATGGATTAAATACAATCCTAATCCTATTCCAGGTAAGCGAGTCGGCGACTGTGCCATTCGCGCGTGCTGTAAGGCTACAGGGCGCACATGGAACGAAGTATTTGACGACCTTGTGCAGATTGCATACCGTCAAAAGGACGTTCTGTCAGCAAACAAAGTATGGGGCGAATATCTGGCAGACAACGGATATGTGCGCTATGAGCCGGATTACCCTATGGACGTTTACAAATTCTGCTGCAATTTCCCGCATGGGACATATGTGCTTGGCCTTGATGGGCATGTGGTGACGGTGGTGGACGGAAAATACTTTGATACATGGGATAGCGGTGGCAAGAATGTTATTTATTTTTGGGAGAGGGGATAAATGATATATAGCATTTGTGGTATTAAAAACGAAAATCCGGAAGATTTCTTAGACTATTTAAGGGAAGAAACCAGGAGAGCAGAAGAAATGCAAAAGTTGACGCTCAAGTTGTCTGAATCAGAAAAAATACTTAGGGAAAAATATATTGACATATTGGAGAACGGACCCCTAGAAGCTAAGGTTAATCTTCTTGCGAGCCAATATTTGAGTAAGTTAAAATTTGAACAGGAAAAAGAAGAACGGGAATGGAAAGCGAAAGTAAAACAAATCCCAATGAAAATAGTCCATAACCCAGAAGCGGGCCGGTAGGCGGATTGGGCGTGCCCGTCGTGTAAATGGACGTGCAGTCCATACGCAAGGCATTATCAGAATTGCGGTCAGGCTATTTACAATGAAGAATATGACAAAGACTGATTGCAACCCCTCCCTAAAATTGCTATAATGATGGGAATACATACTGGAGGTATGGGAATGGAAAATAGGGATAATGTGAAGGAAAAAGAAGAAAAAGAAGTGTTTGTGTTGGAGCTTCTGTCAGAGATTAAAAGACAATCTAAACGGTGGATGATTGCTTTCTTTGTTGTGTTGGCATTGTGGGCGGCCACTATTGCAGGATTCGTTTTTTCCTTAATCAGTATGAGTTTGAAAGCTATACGCAGGACGGAAGCGGCTATAATAACATCAACACTGGCGAGCAAGGAGATGTTGTGAATGGGGCAGAAATACCGGAGAATGAGCAAGAAGAACGGTAAAGCTAAAGGCGTAGCGAGAAAGAAGAAAAAGAGGTAGGGATAAATTTGAAAGTATATGATTTGACTTTGCCGCAAGTTGAATATTTTCGTACATTCTGCAATTTTGATGAAAAAGAAGCAGAAGTATTTGAACTTAGGCGGCAGAACATTCCTCTTGCAAAATGTGCGGAAATTTTAGACTATGACGATATTAAGAAAATAAGTCAGAGAGTGAACAGGAAAGTCTTGAAAATGACAGATACAAAACGCATGGAAGAATGGATTGAAAACGTATACTGGAAAAATGTGATACAAAATCAGTAACTTTTTGACAACTTTTTAAGAACTTATATAAGCCTAAAACGGTACTTTTTGATACTGTTAAGGGCTTATTTTTTATGCAAAAATTTACCCATAGAAAGAAATCGGAGGGCGTTCAGATGGCATTACCAATAAATCCTGCACTGAATCAGCAAATGGCGCAGTTGGAGCAGGAATATATGCAACGACGAAATATGCTTATGCAGAGTTTTTATAATCAACAAAATAACGGTTGGAATCAGCAGAATGTACAAGAACAGCAAACGGCACCAACGCAAAATGTTAATTGGGTTTATGTTGCAGGAATTGAGGGTGCAAAGAATCAGATTGTACAGCCTGGTCATGCAGTATGGATGATGGATAACAATAATCCATACATTTACCATAAATCTGTTAATAAGGTTGGAAGCCCTGAATTTCATGCTTTTTTTGTGCAGGAAGTTTCAGAATCTGAAATCAATCAACAGGCAATGCCAACAGAGCAACCACAAATAGACCTCTCTCAATACGTCCAGAGGGGCGAATTTGAGCAGTTAAAGGCAATGATTGAACAATTTACCAATGCACAGGAAAAACAGCCTGTAAAGGCGAATAAGGAGGTTGTGAGCAATGGCGAATCCGTTAATGGGAATGATGGGAAACAAACAGGCGCAGGGCGGACTTCCGGCGCAAGGGGGAAATAAATTCTCCCAGATGATGAATGAGTTTAAACGGTTCCGGCAGGAAATGCAGGGTGTAAACCCACAGGATAAAATGAATGAGCTTTTGCGCTCCGGCAAAGTCAATCAGCAGCAGATTGAACAGGCTAATCAAATGGCACAAATGGCGCAGGGGTTATTTAAGGGAATGTTTTAAATCGCTACATAACCGCTTGACGGTTTTGTAAATAAATCACATATGGAGGTATATGTTACATGAATTCGGACGGATTATCAGCTTCTGATGTTGCTCTGTTAAGCGGCAACAACGGAAACAATAATTGCGGCTGGGGTGGAGACATGTTGGGAATGCTTGCGCTTTTCTTCCTGTTCTCCATGTTCGGCTGGGGAGGCTTCGGCGGCTGGGGAGGCGGCTTCGGCGGTAATGGTGCTGGCGGCGCAATGATGGGATTTGCGACACAGGCAGACCTTCAGAGAGGGTTTGACACGCAGTCTATCATCTCTAAGCTGGACGGAATCAGCAATGGAATCTGTGACAGCACTTATGCCGTTACCGGAGCAGTAAATAACCTTGGAACTAATGTAATGCAGGGATTTGCACAGGCGGAATTGTCCAGGTGCAATCAGCAGGCAGCACTTATGCAGCAGCTTACAACCATGATGTTCAACGCACAGCAGTGCTGCTGTGATGTACGTGGGGACATTAAAGACCTGATGTATTCTGGCGCAAAGAACACTTGCGACATTATCCAGTCTACCCACAATGACACTGACAGGGTTATTGCAAGGCTTGACCAGATGGAAGCTAACAGACAGGCAGAGCGTATTCATGCGCTTGAACTGGAAAACCAGAAACTTTCATTCCAGGCAAGCCAGACGGCACAGAACGCATTTATCACAGCTAATCAGCAGGCGCAGACTGCCGAACTTATCCGCAGACTTGGTGCAGACTGCCCGACACCTGCCTATGTTGTTCAGCCACCGCAGCCCGTTACATTCCCGACAAACTGCTGCGGACAGTTCAACGGAGGCGGTTGGGGCGGTAACTGCAATCAGTGCGGCAACTGCTAAAAACTGAAAAAAGAGTATCTTTTCCGTGAAACATCGGAAATGTTCGGCATGAGCCGTTATTACAACGCGGGAGGGCAGAACATTGATTCTGTCCTTTTGCGATTAACTGGACCTTGACAACTGAATATAGTCGGTAGTTTGTGGGTTTTAATTTGGTACAACTCAACCATTCCCCGATGATAAAATAATATTGTGAGGATAGCCAACCGGTGGCGAAAGTGGCAATCCCTAGCCATTTCCTCACATTACAAATTAGGGAGATTGCAAGGAGGGAACGCAATATGGGAATGACAAATAATATGTTGTCGCTTGTACGATATGTGGCAGAAAACGACTTATCAAAAGCAAAACAGTATGCGCTTAGTTGTTGCGTGGAAGATACCACGCAGAAAAATAGGCATTATGTGGCGAGATACAAACAGTTGCTTACTACTGGCGGTTTGAATATGATTGAACTGCCGCACAATGTGTCAAAATTTGCTACTATGGAAGATGTGTCTATGACCCATTTAGAAGATAGATATTATCTGACAGAGGACGAAAAGAAATTGTTTGAACTCATACGGGATATGAACGATGTTGCTTTACAGCTTATGGAAAAACAGATACCGTATCTCAATGCAACTTTGCTATATGGAGAAAGTGGAGTAGGGAAAACAGCATTTTCAAAATATGTCGCATACAAACTTGAAATGCCATATCTGTATGTGAATTTCTCGAAGATGTTAGATAGTTATCTCGGAGGAACTGCAAAGAATTTGACCGCATTGTTTGAATACATCAATCAGCAAAAGTGTGTGATAATGCTTGATGAAATTGACTGTATGGCAGGAAACAGAAAGTATTCAGACGGTGGAGCGTCCGCAGAGGTGTCGCGAAGTACGACTTGCCTTTTACAGCTTATGGACGCAGTTACAAACGACCATGTAATACTTGCGGCGACGAATTTGATTGAAGATGTTGACCCTGCTGTAAAAAGAAGATTTACGGAAAAACACGAAATGCGCCGTTTATCATCTGATGAAAATTATGCTTTTATCTGTCAATACATGGACAGCACTGGATTTGAATACAATTCTCTATCCGCTATGGAATACGCAAAGGAAAATCATTCACAAGCGGAAATAATGACGCACATGACAAGGAGTATTGCTCAAACGCTTATAAGCAAAAAATCCATAGTTGAATTTTAATAAAGCCTAGAAACTACCGACTATAAACAGTTGGTAGTTTTTTATTTGGAGGATAAACATATGGCAGAATTTGTTAATGTGCCTGTGCAGACCATACAGGCAAATCAGAACGCTATATTTTCAAGCGAGACAACGCCGTGCAATAAAGGGCTTGTCTTGCACAGGACAGGAAGCGGACAGTTTACGGTGCGTGGCTGTACGCAGAATTGCAGGGCGAAGTACAGAGTAGCCTTTTCCGGCAATATCGCAGTTGCGACTGGTGGAACGGCTGGCCCGATATCCGTTGCAATCGCAATCAACGGAGAGGCAGACTTATCCACAAATGCA